TCATCATATAATTTTTTAAAGAACGGAATTTCGATTTCTTCCATATCAGAAAAATTTTCATAAACTGTACAGTCTATTTTATCGTTAATCAAAGCAAAAGTAAAATGAGACCCATCATATGCTCCAATAACACATGATTTTTTAAAAATCTCTGGGCAAGAATTTACAAAATCAATAAGAGCTGGTCTTCTTTTTCTCATAGCTTAAATTCTTTAAATCTCTCAGCCATGGCCCCTTGATCAAACGCCGGGGTATCGTCTGTAAGAGTCTGCTCGTTTTCGTCTACATCGTATAGTCTCATTTTTGCTCGGTCAATTCCAATTACGAATCTCTTTTTATGAGTTGGATCATTATATCTATTCTTTAACTGTTTTACCATAATCTGACCCATCTGCTCCAACTCTTCAGTAGAGATAAGAGCGAACATGAGATCCGCCGTAGCCGGAAGACCAAAAGACTCAGATGTATCTTCCAAACCAACATCCGAATTTGAATAACCCGAGCGAGTCGTTTGCGTCGCAGAGAATATCGGTACGTCAAATTCGACTGCAAGTCCACGAAGCTCTTCCGCAATCGCTTTAATATATGTATAAGAATTAATTGCACCGCCCATTCCTTTCATTCTACTTGAAGCGCAAATATTCAGATAGTCAATAAAGATAACATCTGGCTCAAATTGCTTCTTAAGTTTCAACTCATTTAAGAGCGCTCTAAAATGTCCAGAATGAGCTGAACCGGTTGGATACTCTTTTACGATAAGTCGACCAGCTGTCTTGCGTGCGAGATCAGCCACCTTTGTTGTGAACATGTCTTTTGACATCTTATCGAGTTGATCGATAGGTACATTCAGAAGATTAGCGTCAATACGTTCAGCAATACGTTCTTCAGCCATCTCCATAGTTATATACAGAACGTTTTGTCCAGCTACAAGAGATGAAGCGGCTACGTGACACATAAACAAAGACTTACCGACACCAGTACCGGCAAGGGCGATGTTAAGAGTCTTATTTGGTACACCGCCTTTAGTGATCGTATTAAATAACTCTAGATCAAATGGAATACGGTCTTCCTCTGTATGATAGAACTCATAGCGTTGTTCTGCGTTCTCAACATAGTCGTGACCTACGTTTGTGTCAAACGCTACACCAAGAGCTTTTTGAAGAAGTTCTGGTAAAGCGTTTTTAGTAAGAGTGTCATGTTTACCGTCAATAATAGAAATCGATTCCATAATTGCGTTATAGATGGCTCTGTCTTGACACCACTTTTCAGTAGCGTCAAGTAACCATTCATCGTCAATCGGCTCTTCTGAGAAGAGCTGCGGAACGAGATCCATCGCCATCGTAAACATTTCAGGTTGCAAATTTGACTCTTGAAGTTCAATTTGCAACGTTTCTCTTGTCGGAAGTCTGTTGTACTTACCGACATACTTACCAGACTCTTTAAAGAGAGTCTTATAGACTCCCTGAAAATAATCTGGCTTGATAAACGGAAGTACTTTACGCATGTACTTCTCGTCTGTAAGCATGTTACGAAGAATGGTTTGTTCAATGTTTGCGCTCAAGTTTGCCCTCACGTCTCATTTCGGCACGAATCTTAGTAGCTGAAATATTATGAATATCCTTACCAAGATCGTGTTCAGTAAATGTGTAACCAACACCGCGACCATAACTGATGTCAACGATATTTGGTACTACCATTATAACATAATCTTCACCTAATGTAAACCCTGAATTTCTTAACCCATCAACAATATTAATTTAACTGTCTCGATATCAAATGGATTGTCATCCTGTCCAGGTACACGCGCGTTTGCTTCTCTGTTTTCAGGTACTGTACGAATCATAATACACACTTGACCTGTAATTTCATGACAGCGTTTAAATAATTCAGTATGCCCATCATGCCAGGGTTGCCATCTACCTAACATTTGAACAGTTGGTTTTTCGTAATTAAACTCTGACATTTTTTGCGAACTCCTCGATTTCTTCATCTGTCATAAGGTGTGTGATATGATGATCACAGGTAAGAGTTCCCATCTCATTAATAGGAGCTTCAAACATTTTATTAGTATCTTCAAATCTACCTGAATCGATAGTGTCTACCCAAATAGTAATATCAGACTCGAAGTCTTTTCGAGTCTGCTGAGTAGGACAGACAAAGTCGCAGATAACAGTACGACCATGAGATTTTTCATAGTCTGCAATGTTTCTCATACGATTTGCCTGTCTTACCCTACCTTCAGGAGAGAAGTCCCAATCATTCGCCATTTTACGAACTGCATCAGCATTATACCAAGCACATTCTAAATGTTTCTGTAATCTTTCTGATAACCAGGTTTTGCCGGCGCCTGGTAAACCCATTACAAGGATTTTCATTTTTTTGTTTTCTCTTTAATTTGTTCTACACGGTTTTTCATCCAACTAATTGCCGTGTGAATATGTCCAGTGTCATGAGGCTGCAATTGAGATTCAGCGTAAGCGATCTCTTCCATTAACATAATAATACGATCAATATCTGATACTTTACTCATTTTCTCTTTCCTTAGTTACTAAAGATCCGTCTTCAATACTTTGTCTAATAATTTCTTGTAAGATATCACCAGCTTCTATTTGTAATCCTTCATCCTCACTAGTAAGATCTGCGTCAGGAGATGATACAACTGAAAAATTAAATGTCATACAATCTTTAACTTCATTAAAAGAAATAGCACCATATTGAAGTACTGTTTCTATATAATCACCTTCTAAGATTCGAACATGCCAAGCTTGTGAGTGTTCATCTGATGGAATTAACTCGTAGTAAACACCCTCACTCTTCTTGTTCAGATTGATCGCCATCTTCAATTCCTTTTTCCTTTAAGATAGAATACCGATTCTTAAGATAGTTTGCAAAATCAGTCTCTTCGAAGATTGGTTTCCAAAACTTTTCTTCTAGTGTTTCTTTTGCTCGTACTTTTGGTTCAAGTAATTCCCCAGTTTCCCGGCTAACGCGGCAATACCAACCATTCGACGGCTTAGCCACATATTGACCTTGGAGAGCAACATCAAGCAGACCAGACCACTTCTGTACTCCACCTTCCCAGCTAACACCAATGGGAATCTTAGACTTTTCTTTAACATAACGCGATTTCTCCACATTAATCACGAAATGATAACCTTTGATTTCGGTACCTTCTTTATCTTGTTGTCTACCGAGGATCCAGATATTATCGGCTGAATAATAGATGCCAGTACCACCCGACACCACTGCTTTCGGGAATAACCCGATTTCCATATATGTATGATTGACTGCAATCAATGGGATATCTTTCATATTCAGATACGGTGTGGTCATACGGAATAGACCTTTCAGTGCCTTTGCACGAGACATATCTGCTACAGACTTTTCATTGATAGCGTCTTCAAGCTCTTTCTTTGATGCGAGGTTACCGACAGAATCAATAACCACTACAACTTTATCACCACGGTCGAGGTTCTCAAGTTGACCAATGAGATCAAATTTGAGTTCCTCAACATTGGTAATAGGAGTATGAAGTACTCTTTTCGTATCGATATCAAAGTTCTCGAAGTAAGCTTGTGGCGAACCAAACTCTGAATCATAGAATAGAAGTACTGCATCATCATAACGCTTCAGATATGCTGACGCCATAATTAGAGCGAATGATGTCTTAAAGTGTTTGGATGGGCCAGCTAGTACTGTCAGTCCTGGCGCAAGTCCGCCATCCACGGAACCAGATAGTGCCACATTAATCATTGGCACATCTGTCTTTACCATATCCTTCTCGGTAAAAAATTTCGAATCAGCGAGAATAGAAGATTCTTTGACCTTACTATTCTTCTTCAGTTTATCCATAATACTCATTTATTCTCTCCTGAAAAATATATTATATCACATTCTTGTGAGATTGTAAATAGTCCCGAATATTAATTTTCGGTTTAAAACCTAATTCACTAATGTGTGTAATATCTGCGGTGTTGTCTTGTGCTTCACAATCATCACCTAACTGTATATCTATTCCTGGATTAATGATACATGCGAGATCAAGTACAACATTTCCTTCGCCTGTACCAATATCATATGCTGGTTTTAAAGTGCTTTCTGGTATTAAGTGCGGTTTTGTAATCTTTAGCATGATACATTCAATTGCCTGAAGTACATCATCGACATGAATAAAATCGCGTATATGCCTTGTTGCATATTTCAATTCACCTCTTAAAAGTTTACCTACAAACATTGTATCTCGAGCACCTTCACCATAGACTGTAGTAAATCGAAGACCTACCTGACCAGGAAAAGCAGTCTCTTCATTTACTTTTTTGCTGATACCATATGGAGACTGATGCCATGCATGGATACAAGAAGAAGATGCATAGAGAAGTGGCACTTTTGCAAAATAACAAAGTCTCTGAATACGAGTAGTTGGAGTTACGTTGTTATGCCAATACACATCAGGTTCTTTAATCGATTGACGCACATCTGCATCAGCAGCAAGATGAATAACAAACTCTGCTCCATTAAGTTCAAAGTCATGAATATCCTTACCAGATTTCCTATCCCATGTAATGATAGTATGACCTTCACTTTCTAATTTCGAGGCCAAGTGACCACCAATGAAACCACCGGTGCCGGTAATTGCTATTTTCATATTGTATTCTCCTGAATAAATTTCTCTGCAGTCGACATAGCAGAGTTAATTGCTTGGTGCATGTCTATGTATACGTACATTCCACAACGACCAATGAAGGTCATATTTGGATTTACCATCTGTTTATATTTTTCATATGTTTCGCGATTTTTACCATCGATGTCTTTAACAGGATAGTATCTCTCTTTGTCGTTCTCACGATAGTCACAAGGCTGTTCATACGTTAGAGTCGTGTAGCGAGGATTCGTGCCGTGCACTGGCAAGTTCTTCCATTCTGTTACTCTCGTGTATGGTCCATCATGTGTAAAGTTAACTGTACCCGTTGGTAATAGTTTAGGAATAGGCAATGTGACATCATGAAACTTGATAGAACGATACGGTAGTTCTCCATGACGATAATCGAAATATACGTCAATCGGCATAGAATTGAATACGTGATCGAAATCTTTCTCCATGTCATAATCAAATCTTGTACTAAGTAACACAGCGATGTTTTCGTGATCGAGAATATTTTTTACCATTTCCGTATAGCCGTTTTTTGGTAGAGCCTGATACTCGTCATTAGGGAAATAGTACTCGTTATCATCATCTCGAGACGGAATACGATTGATAATACTCGGATCAAGCTCTTCGATTGGCTTACCCCACATCTTATATGTGTAAGGTCGAAAGAACGTATCGATAATCTTATCTTCACCGACAATCCGTTTTGTCTCTCTATTGACTGGAAGAGTTACGTACTGACCGTCTTCAAGGATAGCCTTTACTTTATGCTTGTACGGAACCCAAGTCGTAAACTGATTTAACCAATCATAGACTTTTTTATTGTTTGTATGAAAGAGATGAGGACCATATTTGTGTACACGAATACCATATTGATTTGTATAGTCATATGCGTTACCTGCAACGTGATCTCTCTCATCAATTACTGTGATCTTGTGGCCTGCTTCTGCCAGTAAACGAGCTACCGTTACTCCACAAAAACCTGCACCTACTACTAGAATGTTCATGTTAATACCTTTTTTAACTCTTCCTGCTGGATATCTTTATCCAACGGGTGTGTAGTATATAGTGCTTTTTTCTGAGCAGCTGCTACGTCCTCGAGCTGAGTGTCTGACATCATGGTCAGTTCGTGCGCCTTGATAGAAGCGAGTTCATCGTCATCATAATAGAGAACCATTTCTTTCCAGTCACCGATTAGAATAGAACCAGCGTCTGCTACCTGTAGAGGACGAGCTCTCCACCAACCAGAACCTGCATGGAAATAACCTGGCATGAGAATACCCCATTGTTGACCATAGATATTCACCATTTCTGGTTCGATAACACGATCTTGACCATCTTTACGAGAACCATATTTCTTGAGTTCCCAATCACCGATGTTTTGATCTTTAATCCATTTCTTTGTCTTATCCTGGATCAGACCAGCATAGTTGAAGACTCTTTGCTTTTCATCAAAGAGAGGATTAAAATTGGATTGCAGATTAATATGATATGGATTTGGATTGAATCCATACATGAGTTCTTCAGGATAGTCAATCAATAAATCTAGTTTACCACCTGCAAATGCACTGATTAACATACGATTTGATTTACTCTCGATAATCTGTAGAGCTTCGAGAAATGTTTCTTTATATTTTTCTACATCATCAGGAACGTGATTATGAGAATTTTTGACAAAATCTCTGAATAGTTTTGTCTCATCCTGAAGTGCCATTAGACCTTTATAAATGCTGTCCGTCTGCCAATCATCAAACGCAAGAATAAGTCGTTCACTTTCTACAGAAGAGATAGTGTATAGACCATTATAGACAAAGCCTGCAAATCCAGATGGATTATGGATATAGCAAATGACTTTGTCATAGGAACTTAGATCTTCACCAATAGTGACAATACGTTGCTCGACTTCATGACCCATATCACGAAGACATGCAATCAAAGAAACATGGGATGGCATGACTTTTAGCTGTGACGTTTTGTAGAAGTTCTCAGTGCACTGCTGTTTATTCATACCAGTAATCAGTATTTTCATGACGAATCCTTTTCAATTTTGTATATTATACACTATTTAGATAGGTTTGTAAACTGTTAATTACACTAGGTTCAAATGATTTGTCGTTAAACTTTCTATTTAACGGCGAAGGGTGCGGGGCCGGGAAGTGATTTATGCCTTGTTTTTTGAAATATTGTGACACTTCTTTACCTAAAGTTATAATCTTATTATAACCCTTAATGCATTCCTGTAACATTATTTCATCACTTTCATCATTTCGG